GAAGCGAAAGACAGAGCTGGAGCGAGCAGAAAGCACTGCCTCCATAACCGCATATATCCAAAAAGGATTTAGACCAAACACCGCTCTCGACGAGAGCCAATGTGCTACGGTATCCCGGTATCTCAACAAACCCGTTTACCCCCGCTTTCAAAAGCAATCAGCACACCCAATTAGCGCCGCACTTCTAGAGTACGCTAATGAATGCTCGCAAGCATTCCGAACCCGGTCCACACTTGAGATCGGGGCAGACCCACGGATCAACCTGGGTCAACTCGGGCACGCATCATACACAAACGGCGACGCCCGCGACAACGCGCGACACACCACCCATGCCCTAAGAATCGCAACCTTGGCACATCCAACCCCGATTCAGCATGACTTCCGAAACAACTGGAACACGAGACAATACCACTGCCGGCACACCACCAATGTGTGTTTCCGAGGTGCAGAGAACTGCACTTTCCGCGCAGCACGACTACTATCCGTGCACTCTCTATATGACATACCCATCCGCACCTTAGAAACGATATTCCTACGCACTGGTGCGCAACAACTCACAGCTTATATGCTGCTACCCCCCGAACTACTGGTACCTGGACTCAAATCACCAGACTCGGGTTACGACATAGAGTACTACAACATCACTACGCACGGCGGAAATGAGGTCGAAAGAACCGACTTTGACAAACCGACAGCTCCCTCGCACGCCGCAATGACATTCCAAGGCGATACGTCCTTGGGCTACATCCACAACTACATCACCTGGAGCACCTATCTCACCGCCGACTACTACCAAGGCGAAAATCTCAACCTCCTCATCGAAAGAGTCGCCTGGAATGGCCCAATGTGCACCATCACTATCACCCGCACCGAGGGACCCATATTCTCGATCACCCGCACGCTCCCCGTCACGAGCTATTACGTCCTAGTCCCCGATCCACACCACATACTCAAGTACGACAAAGTCGACTACTCCAAGATGATCGCCGTCGAAAGGCGACATGCTGAGAGGATCCTTGAGTATGCCATCACATGCCCACAGTCTGCATTCAACCAAAACTCCATCGGAGTGTACGCACGATCACAACTCCAAAGCATTAATATAGGGGTACTTAAACGGGAGCAACCATGGGCCACCGACTCCAACGTCTTCAATGAAATCATAAATCGCATCATGCACATCGCCATTGTGCGGAGATCCATCAACGCCGCATCAACATCTTTCGCAGCGATACAACAGCAGGGATCACAACCGACCATCGACAGGCCGGACATCACGTTCAAATATCGCGAAGAGACCACGACGTCCCGATGCATCCGTAACATCCTTGTCAGCCTGGCCAACATCCCTGCTAACACCGTCAACGCCATCCATGACTTCATTGTCACGGAGATACCAAACACCACGGCGAGCAAATTGCTCAACACCTGGAAAACTGAGGCTTACAAACCGTATGACTCCACTGCCAACCGACTGGCACGCATAAGGTTTTACGATTTTCCAACATCCACCCGACCCGTCGTTGTACAGTACCCCCGTGAACACCCACCCGCCATGATAACACAACCCACCAAAGGCGCCCCAACCGACCCCACCGTGCCCTGGCGCTCGGCGCTTGTCGAGCTCCAGCAGGGCTGGAGTACCAGCACCTTTGGTCCCAGCAATGCAGTCGCCGAAAGACTTGCATCAGTAACCTACCAACCACCAAGCGTCGAATGGATTACCGGCGGACCCGGTTCAGGTAAAAGCCACACCGCCCGCCATAAGTACAAGGAGTTCGACCCATTAGTCATCTGTCCTACCAACAACTTGGTGGATGACTATAAGAGCCACGGCTTCAAAGCTGCCACACCACATAACGCCATCATCAGTGGGGACGTCCGCAGACATGACCACATACTCATCGATGAGGTGTTTATGTTCCACCCTGGCTACGTAGCCGCGCTCGCTGCACTTAACCCAGCCGCCCACATCATCGGCATAGGTGACCCGAACCAGATTGGCTTCATCGACTTCGAGAAGAATTTCCCATCCACCATGTACAGCATGATCGATTTCATGAACCCCAAGGCCCGGCTACACATCCGCGAGTGCCACAGATTTGGTGCTAATCTTACACGTGAGATCAACAACCGGTTCAACAGCGACATGATCAGCAAAAACGACACCGTCTTCACTTGGCAATACACACGTCATGTCCCTGACCTCGAGGAAGTTAGACGCAGGTCAGGCACCGCACAGATTTTGACCTTTACCCAGGATGAAAGGATCAATTATCGCGGCTCCATGACGGTGCACGAGGCCCAAGGCAAAACGTTTGCGAACGTGATTCTGATCGTCACATCTCTCGCTCGCCCGCTCTACAACAGCACGCCACATTGGTACGTCGCACTGACCCGTGCAAGGGAAAGTCTCCATGTTTACACGGAGGAACTCAACGAAATACCCCACCTCTACGACCTCAGCACGGAATACCTCTGCGTCGCAGAAGATCTCGCACCTGCACTTACACCTAGCTTCCGTGCCCCTGATCTACAAGTCAAAGCAGCCATGGTCACCGAACAGCGGCCAGACATGCGACTAACCGGGCCTACCATCCCCGACGAGATCCTGTCTTCCGTCACCGTCGGCCAGGACAGTGCTGCGTACTTCATCTACGAAAACACCAATACGTCAGTGGCCCCGCTCAAACTCCGAATCGGTACCATGCGCCCTGAAGAGGACCTCAGGGAGATGACCATCATGAAAGGGCTACGTTTTTCGTTTGACACGTACATCCGCAGCAATGCCATGACGCTACACACATTAGTGGAGCGCTATGGAAAGCACACCCACAACCTCCCACCACAAGAACAGATGCGTGAGGCAGTTGACATCTATGAAGCATTTAAAAACGCATTCTATAAGAACCCGAACAACATCCGCAAGATACGCCGCGACGACCTCACGCGCGCACAGTGGGAAACCGTGGAAAAACAGACAGCGAAAGGCACCACAAAATTCGTAGACACTGTGCTGGATGAACCCACGACTTATTTCGTGGACTTCTTCCTCAAACAACAAAGCAAAGTCAAGACGGCAGCAGATGAGGACCATCGCCCCTCTCCACCCGGCCAATTCAAAGCTAAAGCCGGTCAGGGGATAAGCGCATGGAGCAAAACCCTCAATACAGTTCTGTCCCCCTTCATCCGCGCCGCAGAGCGAGCTTTCAGAAGCAACCTCCGCGAGGACGTTATACTGGCTAACGGCATGAATGAGACTGAGCTCCTCATACCCCTAACCAACACCCACATGGACCACATCGCCATAATCGAAACAGACATAACGGAATTTGACTGCAATCAGAACGCAACAAGCGTCATGGCTGAGTGCTTCATTCTTGAAGACCTGGGGGTCCCGAAACCGGTCCGCGAGCTATACGCCCGCATGCGGCGCAACTGGCGCCTCACGGCCCGTGGTCTGGCCACAATGTTCGGAGAGCACAAGCAACACTCGGGGCAACCCGCAACCCTCTTCGGAAACTCCATCGTTTCACTCATGTTGATATGCCGAACCATAGTCAACATCGACACGGCCGTCGTCCTTACCAAGGGCGACGACCTGCTCATACTGGGGGAAGGCGTCCGTTTCAACGGTTACCTTGAGACGCAAAACGAAACGCTGAAACTCCACATGAAACAACTGATAGGACGTCCACCACAGTTCGTCAACTTCTTCGTCACACCTGTAGGACCCGTACCAGACCTTGTCAGGATGGCCGCCAAAGTTAAATCCAAACCCCTAACCGGCGCCTACCAACACCTCCGTGAGGATGCACAAATTAGAGTCTCAACCACCCCGAACACATCCAAATATGCAGTCGCAGTGGACGAGTTCATCGATGCAAACGGGAATGTTGATTTCATGCCCCTGGTCATATACCTGCGCACCCTCAATCCTGACATCACGCTCCACCTTGAACGTTGCTCTCGATCTACCACGCAGCGTAACTACAAGACACTCCACGCAGCCCTCAAGCACACGAGCCTACGAAAAGTCGTCATACATGTCGCGCCCATAACCAACCACAAACGCATCGACGAGATTCGTATATCGGTGCACGACAGACTGGCTACCATCAGCGGCCCACAGCAGTATCAGGCAGCCCTCGAGGCCGCAGCCGCCTACTATGACCTCGGCGAGCACCAAGTGGAAGCACTGTACTGCTGGCTTAGCGGTATCGCCAGCGCTACCAACAATGAGCTGATGGAGTATTACCACACCGTTGAACTCCCGATCAAGATCATCGAAAACACACCTGTATCAGTTGACACCACGACCTTCAATGGTAGTTTCAACCTGATAGATGCTGGCTCATCAGGCGGGGATTGTTTTTACCGTGTGGTTAACCATCCCAGCTTCGAGCCTAATCTTACACCCGAGGAACTCCGCATCATCCGATCTCGACTCACTGCCACCTGGGTAGACGTGACCCAAATACCAGCCGCTTTCACGAGTATCGATAAGCCCATTGCCGTACTTGTACGCACAGCCGACGGCGAACAGTCAATCCTGAGTAACTGCGAAGGTGCACCTCCAACCATCGCCTTGCTAATAGACAGCATTACACCCGGTGCGATGGGCCACTACGTCGTCGCAACACCGGACCACTCACAAACATCCATCAAAACAGAGATTCCCGTCGTTATCCTTGATCTTTTGCCAAAGAATAAAAGACCGGAGAGACAATTTAACATACAAAAAATTAAAGATGAATCGCAGAGGAAACAACCGACGCAACCAGCTGAACCGGCCACCGCGGACCAGGGTGGTGATACGAACACGCCCCCGCATCAGCAGACCACGGCCACCTCAGAACAACAACCGCAACCGCGCAGTGTTCCAGCCCGACCACGTGATGACCTTCGATGTGATCTTGGGGTCACTCAAAGCACCGGGGGCGGTATTCCAGCTCGGCCCAAGTGCAGCTATATATTCAGCCCAGAGTTACGGCCTGTCCGCGCTATGCTACAACAACTACCGCATCACTGCAGTGACCCTCACATCCAACACATTGCTCAATCAATATCAAGCGACTGGCAACATCCTATTCTGGCTGAGTGGCGATCCA